TCTGCCGCTGTAAAATTGACCCCACGCCTGGGAAAGCTGATGCGATCCCGGAAAAAGATCCGAAAAAATTTACGTACAAGGCCCTCCACAGGACCTCGTAAATGTTTATCACCTCAAAATTTATGAAAGCTGAGTCTTCAGATCCTCTTAATGACTGCCATCCTTTTTCCTGACCTGTATCTTTACCCGTAAACTGGATTGAGTCAAACATTTTTTCCATAAGGTAATCAACAAAAGAAGGTGGCAAACCAAGAATTGCTTTCAAAAATAAAGCAACATTTTCATTGTCTGATCCTTCTCCTACATCAAACTTGTCTGATGTCTCTGCAAGATTAACCCTTATTTGCTCGGCTACCCTAAAACCTTCCATGGGAGGAAGCTTTTCGATACTAAACTCTGTACCCTTGATTTTGAATTTAGTATCTCCAAAACTTTTTACCTTTTTTATTATAGAATCAAAATTTTTTAAATCATGCATGTTAATAACCCAATCATATTATAATGTTGATGCAAGATAATCAGGAATAATTGACTCGAACTCGATCGTAAATTCTGCATTTTTTGCAGAACCTTTTCCGACCGTCTGACCAATTGGGACGTTTGTGAGCGTCCCATTAATGACAGCATAATTGATCTGGTTTATAGAGTCTCTTATGATACCATTCCACTTTACACTTCCGCCGTTCAATTGAGCCATGACAGCATTCATCATAAACTTTACTGATGGGCTATTCGGCAATAATTTCAAAATAAATGGTCCACCCTTGTCTCCGGTGCTTACTGCAACCATTTTCCCATCCGCACCTCTGACTACTGATGCGATATCAATATTCGGGAAGGATATAGCGTCGGCATCGTCTGAAAATCCAGTAAATGTATGACCATTAATCAGGACAACCGTCTGTTCAACAGAAAAATCCATGGATATTCTCCTTTTTTATTTATTAATTTTCGAAAATCAAAGCAATATCGACTTCCTGTATTGCCCCGCTTCCTTTCATCCAAACCTTGAAAGGCGGAGCCTTCCGCTGGTTCCTATCGCTCTGTGATTGTGTGAAAATTCCTGGAGCGTAAACAAGGTAACCGTTCGTCAAAAATCCATCAAAATCAGAGTTACCAGTTGAAAGCTGAATGTCAAGAATAGTTGAAGCTGACATTTGTCCGGGTGCTATTCCGCCGTTTCTTACAGCCTGAATCATTACTTGCTCTATTACACCCTGTATTGCTGCCATACCGGCTTCGGTCTGTGGGACTTTGTTTGAATTTAAAAGCAGATTAAAAACATCCACACGTACTGCATTGACGGCCCAATCGAGAAAATATCTGACATCGGCCCAGACATTTGGCTTCATGGTTGTTCCATTAAAAACTCCATTGACCGGTGGCGAACCAGTTGAGAAAAAAGGAGCATAATAATTTGTATATTTTTCTTCAAGTGCTCCCTGTTGGGTAGTTGTGATATCGTCTCTTGTTGTGCCTGGAAGATCTTTCAGGAATCCAGTTATAAGTGTATTCGATCCTGCAAAGTTTACAGATGAAAAACGACCTGCAAGTGACAATGCTTTATAGTCTTTTGTTGCAGACCAGATGGCCGCCACACGCTCTGGTTGCAATGTGAAAAACTGAGACAAGACGCTCGTTGATTCTCCGGGGTTAAGAGCTAATGGATCAAAATTATCCATGTAAAATGAATAAGGCCTTGATGATACCCATGTCCTGACCTCATTTAGTGTGTCATATCCAAGATCGGTGATATCGGCGTCAACGGTTATAAAATATGGCGAATCGTTTAGAACGATGATAGCCTCAATTGCCTCAGTAATTGTTTCAGCATCTGCTCCCTGGTTGATTTCTGCATTTGCATCAAGACCAAGCAATGAAGATATATCGGTTCCGACTAATGGATCTGTCGTTGAGAAAACGGTCAGTGTTGCATCCGCTCCAACAGTCGTACCGGTTGAAACCTCAAACCTGTTTTCGGTAACATTAAAAACGCATGTAGCTGCTGAAAAATCTGGATCTGTTCCGGTTCTCAGTTCAGTTTGAATTAATGCTGCAATCCCTGAGAGATCTGCTGCGCCTGTTAAATCTACGGCCGTGAAATCCTCGCCTTTGCAGGAAAATGAACCGTCAGAAATTGCATTCAGGATTGCAAATGTTGACGGAGCGATCCCTTTGATATTTGCTGCCACATCTGTATTGATCCATCTTCCAACAATTGTATTTTTTGGAAAAGGAATTTGCTGATATAAAATATCAAGAGCGCTTCTTGGCTCTGTTCCGAGTTCAAAAATTGCTGCGTCGTCTGTATCTGCTATTTCTCTGATCCTGTTTGGTCCGGTTCCCAATATTGAATCGTCTAATGTGACTAACATCATAATTCCAAATTCACGGCGCAAGACTCCGCCGCCGGTAATTTGACTCGTTACTCTTACAACCTTACTAATCTTAGGCATCTGTCACCTCCACTATTTCATTTAAATCTGATTCTGCCGACAATGTCAAATCGATGTTGACAGATCCTATTGTATTTATATCAACCTGCCGTTTAGCCTGATATCTCAGCGTAATATTAACCGACCTTCTTTGTTCATATTTCGATCCAATTACCGTATCAAGGTTAACAATATCTGAGGCAACGCCCCATGTCAATCCATTTTCTGCAAGATATATTTGGCCCGGCGTCGTTGACGGAAAAGACAACAAGCCTTTTATGTTATCTGCTGCACCGTCTTTGAAAAACTGCACCGAATAAGTTATTGACCTGCGGCCCTGATGCTTTAATGTAGTTTGCAATATAGGATCTGGTCCTGGGGTTGCTATCTCCTGATCTATGCCGCTTCCAACATCTGTAAGTTCAAGCACAGTTGCATACGGCACGTTTGGTGATGGAGCCGAATCGTTGCCTGGTATAACGTATTTGCTATCAATCCCGGATGCAAGAGCCACAAATTTTCTAACAATTTTGTCAAGATTCGATTGTGTAGGATCAGCCATTTTGGTTCTCCAATCTTGTAGCAAATATTTCAAGATGTCCATATGTTGCCATATCATTCACAACTCTTACAGCCCAATTCAACCCATCATAAACTATTATATCAGATTCCGTTTGAACTGTTCCGACTCTCAAGGGACTTATTGCATTATGGTCTGTAGTTTCAAAAAGAATACATATCGCATCAAATAGTCTTTCACCTTCAGGCAATTCTTCACGGCTCTTCCCATCGAGCGGCTGTATACTACCGATAAGATTTTGGATTGTCGTTTCTGACCCAGGAACATAAATGCCATCAGCATTCCGGTCACCTGCGGCTTGTTTTTTTAATGTGAACGACTCAATATTTTTTGGATTTCTTAAAACCGCCATAGCTGCGAGTTGTCCTGTTTTATAGGTCATTATTTGTTAACCTTAAAAGATATCGAGTTCCTATACAGACCTGTATCAATCAATGGATTGCTCGATTTTTTTGCCTCGATAGTTTCCGGAGAATTAGCGGGGCTTCTTAATTTTGTGATTGATTGCTGTATAGCTCCCTGATGGCTCGCTCCAATCAATCCGCCTATCCGATCTGTAATTATCATTTTTTCTGGATCGATTGAATTTTTTATAATAGTCAATAAGTTTTTTTCATTCTCTTTGTTAGCGACCCTCAATGCTGGCCGCTCTGGCACACCATGCCCAAACTCATTTTTCACTGCAACCTCTGCTACATAAGTACCGTCTGGATATTTTGCGCTTTCGAATACTCCGATATCAACGGAAGATATACCGCCTTTACCTGCATTCATAAATATTTCATTTATTTTATCGCCACCTGAAAATTTTACGTTTGACATTAATTAATAAGTCCTCACAGAAAATTTTTTACCCGGACAGCTATTTCTCAATACAATGTACATTCGCCCGTATGGAGTCACGGTGTAGAATGCATCATCGGTTCCGTCTTTAGATAATTTCGCAAAAGAAGAACTGACACTCTTTGCTGTCTCGCTCAATGTCTCCCTGACTCCGCCGGCATCGATGCCACCACCCGAGCCACCAACTCCACTATTTGAATCTATTGCTATCAAGTGAGCGGAAAGATAAACTGTTGCCATCCCGCAAATAGCATGGATTAGCAATGCATTATTAATATTTTTCAATATCTCTGCATCAGAACTCGAATCATATTCAGGGAATTGTTCTCTGAACACTGGCAATAGCTCCGCTGCTGTCATTATTCATCCTTTTGCAAAGCTTCAAAATTTTTTCTTTCATCGTCTGTCAACGGTCCATAAAGTTTTTTGTCTTCAAGATCCATTACAAAATAATTGCCTGCGCCCCTATGCTCGACGACGTGATTTTCTGGATCAAAAACGAAATCCTTTTTTTTAGAATCAGATACAGTGGTTTCTTTTTTCCCTTTAACTTTTGCCATACCTGCAATCTTTAGTTCAAGGTCAGCTATTTTTTTACCATATTTTTTTTCGAGTTTGGCTGTAATCTCTTTTTCAAGGATGGGTGCAAGTTCCTGTCGGACTTTTGATTCTGCTTTCTGCTGCAATGCGATTGAAGCAGCGGCCTTTTGTTTTTGAAAATCCTCATCATAAATGAACAAAGACCTTTCTATCAATGCAGATCCTCCGGGGGTTTTGCAAAATAGTTTAAGGTCGTCTTCATTTACTTGTGTAATTTTGCCTGATGGGCATAGAGTTCTTCCAATAAAAATTTGATTGCCTTTATTTTTAACCTTAATCATGATAACTCCTTTTTTGATATTTATTTCACTTAGCTAAAAAAGCGCCCGATTGCCAGACCATTGTGACGATCGGGCGCTTTAATCGCGAAACAAAACATAGCATACTAAATTGAGTCAGCATACCTCATGGCAGATCCACGTTTAACGTTCAGTCCTGAAATCTTATATTCCATGGGAGCATCAACGCCAAAATGTGTGTTGATTGTCTGAATCACTCTCGGCTGGATTGGCATTGCCATTTCCATGATTCGTTCATGGTTGAAACCAAACAATGCTCTGTCAGTTCCTCCGGCACCAGCACCGGCAAGCTCTGCAACTGTAACCATTTTAAGCTCTTGCCCTGTGCGACGTGTCCACTGATTGTTAGTTTTAACATACTCCCACACGGTCTTACTCGCATCGTCTGACAATTTGGTATCACCAATCAGCGTTTCTTGGGCGAGTGGAAGATATAGAGTCAAGCCAGTTTTGATAACTCTTGACATAACTTCTGCAGTTTGAGAAATAATCCCGGAAACGTTCCTTTGAACGAACTCGACCATTTCATCTGGCGTCATGTTTGCAATTGTTTTCAACTCATTGGCAGCTGGAATATCTGAGCTATTTGTAAGACCCACAAGCCCACGGCTCGAATCTCCGACAAGTCCAACAATCTCGATATGATCAAGGCAGCCCTCTGTACCGGCGGCAATTGTTTTTGTGTCGAGTGGGATTCCTGCAAACGCTGCTGCTCTCAAATCTTCGAGCGTCCAGGATGGGATGATACCGGCATAATTCAGGCCATACGGAATGTTTTCCAGGGAGACAGAGGCGCTATTGGCTTCTCGGCCTGAGTTGTCAATGAATTTACCACGGCCATAAGAATTGGTTCTCTTAAATGAATATGTGGTTGCGCCCTCTGGTATGGTTGTAAGAATTGGGAAGTAATCATCAAGCCGGAAATCAGTATAAAGGATTTCCTCAACAAACGCCTGTACAGCCTGCAAGTTGTTTGTCAGAAATGTCATTGCCTGGGCGTTGGCCTCGGTGTCGTTGAATGGCATTCTCGCCGGATTGTTTCTGGACGGTAGAGCATCAAAATTGTGCATCCGTCCCCTTGTCGCAAGCTGATGCATGTGAGCATCAAACAGCTTCTTTTTTTCCATCGCGTCATAAAGCTTATAATCGCTTTGCTCTCGTCCTAAAATATCAGGCATTTTAAATCTCCTTAATTAAATTAATATTTTATTTGTTTCAATCAAAATTAAATGCCTATGACAAATCAAGCACTCTGTAAGTAACGTACACGTCAAGGGCTGCATCATCTGATGCGTTACCGGCAAACTCTCCATCCCCGGTATTTACAAGGGCAATGTTTTTATTCACAATATCGGCTGATGCGTCGATTGCGTCAGCTTTGGCGATAGCGTTTGTAATTGTATCCGCCGCTTGATCAATGAAACCTGTCATTTCAATGGCACCTGTGACTGCCGCCGCTGATCCATCATCATATTCAATCGCAAGGTTGTCTGCTGATTCGGATAGAACCTCTGATCCGGCGGTCAAAACGAGCATTGCAGAAACAAACTGGATAAGAACATTCGCACCCTGAGCAGGGACAAGCTCGAAAGGTGTCGCTCTTAGAGCTTTAATCTCTGCTGCAGTCAGACTAACCTTTGCGGTGTTTGCCTCAATCTGGTTCAAAGATGGGAATGAATAATTTTCAGTATTGATCCGAACCTCTACAAGATCGCCATCACCTGCTGTTACCCCAGGTGGAAGATAAAAAGAAAAAGCTTTCTTTGTTATATCACTCGCATCTGGAGCGGCTGGATTGTACTTAATCCATTTGCCTGTTGATTCATTGTAAATTGCCGCATCCTGAGATTCAACCGCTTCACCTGCAATAACCCACACAGAGCCAAACTCGACAAGTTTCACAACGTCGCCAACAGCATAAGCAACCTCTGTGTTGTTGTTTGTCAGTGGGTTTGTGATTGACTGATTAAACGAGTTGGCGTTAAATCCCACAACGTGAGTAACAAGCTTTCTTGTAGCTGCGTCAACCGGCTTGATCCAGTCGGAACCACTCACATAATACACTCCGTCTCCCGGCTTAAGTTCCACACCGGCTACGCCCTGATCACAATTGTAAGGTGCAGATTGCCTTGCAATATTACCAACTTGCCCCGCTTGCTGATGATATGCATAATCACTTTGAATCTGTAGTACCATTTTTAACCCTCCTGATTAATATATCTTTAATTTATTTTTTTTATAAAAAAGTCAAGTTATTATCTGTTTGCTTTTCTAAGACCGATCCCTGTAATCGGCTTTGATATTTTTTGCCCGGCCCCATTGTCATAATTTTTTGTCATGAAGGAGTTGGCCTTTTCCCGGTCTTCTGAGATTGAATCAAGTATGCCGGTAAGATAATCGTCAGACCTATTTTTCATGGCTTCATCTTTGATCCCAACCGCTTTCAATGCTTTTTCAAGGATGTCTCGATTTTTTGCTTCATAAACATTGAAATCTTTTGAAGCCTTGATAAAAGGCATAGCCTTGTCAATCAATTTTGATCTGATCATTGCCTTGTCCTTAATGGCGGCGTCCATCATTTCCGGTGTCATATCTTCCTTTGGCACGCCTTCCTCGTCTGACATTTCAGGCTCTCTTGCCTCTGGAGCTTCTCCACCAGCCATGCTTGCAGCGATTTCTTTTGCCAGAGCGGCAGTAAACTCAGGAGCTTTGACCATCTCTTCAAGCTGCGGTTTAATTTCTGCAACGATTGCTGGCACAAGCAATGCCATGTCAACATCTTTTGCACTTAGCAAAAGTTTTGTATATGCTTTAAAATCTCCCTGGTCTTCGTCCTTTGCATCAGCCATAAACATTTTAATTTTTTCCTCAGAGACTCCAGCGTCCCTCAAGGCTTTTACCATTTGTTTTTTTTTCACTGTTTTGCCTCCTTGGTCTAAAATTTTCACCGAATCACCACAGCGGCCCTCCGGTACAATCGCTAAATGATTGTTTAACATTGGGCCATCCATCCTGTATAGATATTTCTGGCCGTTAAAATTCCCTTCCTCTGACACTACAAAAGTGTCATATCCTAAGCTTAATTCTTCAATTTCTCTTGCAAGGATACCTCTTACAACGGTTTCATCTGTCACTTGGATGGATGCTCCAAGCCTATCAGCATCAATGGGTGAAACATTTTCACCGACTGAACCAACGGCCAGCCGTGAATGGTTTGTTGAGTCAACATCCTGTTCAGGATGAAGCAAAACAATCGGCTTCATTTTAAGGCTTTCGATTGTCTCAGGATGGAAAACAGTTTCGGCAGGCCTATATACGCCAATCGGTTCATCAGAATCAATTCCAAACTCGCTGGCCGCATACATTTGAACGCCAACTTTCGTTACTGCAGCGACTGCCTTCAAATATCCCTCTTCCGTTAACTGTCTTGTTGATACCGTCGGAAGTGGTGCATCATCAGATATCCGGAATTTAATACTATTGAAATCATGGAATTTAATTTTTTTTCTCATTTATCAGATCCCTTAAAAATACCTATCAATTCTGGGAAATATCCTGTCACCATCGATGCAATCAATATGGCAGATATACAGATTATGATAATTCTTTTGGTCCATGGAGTTAAACACGTCCAGAGATTTAATGGGTTCATTTTTTAGCCTCTTTGATAGCCTTTGTCATCTCTTCTATCAATAGCATCATTTCTGCCTGGCTGCTTAATTTATCCCTTGGGTTTTTAGAATTTACATATATGCCTAGAACACTGGTCAAAAAACACATCAATATACCTGTAAGCAATGCGATGGTAGCCTTTGAGGATGATTCAAAGTGATTATCAAATTTAGTCCTTAGATTCTCAAACCCAGTTTCAAGTCGTTTCATACACTCCCGTCCTGATTTTAAATCAGATACCAACCCAGCGTGATGATTGCATTCTCTATGTTTCCTGTCTCCATTGTCCATTTTTGATCGCCTTATGAATTTTAATGCTGTCATGAAACTTTTTCCCTATGCTATCCGCAAAAATTAGATTGCAAACGGTCCTATGGTTCATATCCGGATATGTATAACTGTTACCACCTTTGAACTCTATAATCAATTCTTTTGTTACAGTATCGTAAGAAATATAATCTATATTGGAGCTTTCTACTTTATATTTTTTCATACTTCCTCATTCTCTTGTCCCTGTAACTCAGGGATAACAGGTATCGCAACTCAGCGACAATTAAATGCCATCCCAGGGTGCCCGTCCGGTGGTGGTGTATTCCACATGAACTCAACCCCGTTTCTCGAATAATGGTCCATATGCCCTGGAGTCCCTGTCGGATATAATCCGCCTGGAGTCCCAACAACTCGTTCATCTTCTGACGTTTGCCATATGTATGAGTTTATGCCTAAATCTTTCTGCCTCAATTCATTTAGCTTTCCTACCACTTTTTCTGTCTCGTTTCTTGCGATGAACCTGGCTCTATTTTTAGATACTTTAAATTTAGATTCAAGTGCATTTATCATGGCTTCCTGATCGAAACCCTTTTCAGAGAATATTTTTTCGAAGCTCTCGACTATCTGCAAATTCAAATTTTTTGGAATACTCTTTATTAATGACAAATTCTCGAACAATGCCTGATTCATAGCTGGCCTGATATTAAGATCAGACATAAACGGATTTATATCGACACCCAATGCAGATCGGAAAGATTTGATCATTTTTGCCTTGTGTGCCCTGCGAACATTATCAAGTGCGGCTTGTACTGTTTCTATGCCGAACGATTCTCCGGATGTCATAAACTCGAACTCTTCATTTACGGCTCTTTGATAAGCTGCTTTTATTTTTGGAACTGATTCGAGTCTGGCTTTAGTCCGCGCTAAAAGAGGATCGAGAATATTTTTTTTTATAGCTTTATAATATTCTGCCTCGTCTTTTCGTCTTGGTCCAATTGGTTTTGGTGTTTTTGGCTTTTTCATTTGGTTTCCAGTTCCATGTATGTTTCACATCGATATCCTGACAGCTTTTAAAATTGCACGCCTTCGATTGTAATAGGGTTTCCAAACCGCATAAAATCTGCCATGTTTTCAATCAATTGCTCTGAAATAATCACCGTTTCCCGGTATTGCTACCTTGCTCATTATCGACCCTCCGATATATTACGTTCTATTTGCTTAGCTGCCAGTATCCTTTTAAACTCATCTGCAACAGGCATCTGGTCGTCAAGATCGTCATAGCTGCCCATTATATCATCGCCATCTAGGACCATCCTTGCTTCATCTTCATCAATTATTCCTGCCATTACCAGAGGCACAACGATTTGTGATTTTTTTAAGGCAATATCTGTTTTGTCACCTTCTGACAAATCCAGAATGGACGGGAATTTATATGTTATTTTTTGGTTTATTCCCGCATGTTTTTGTATGACCATGTCTATTTTTTGGAGAGGATCTGGCAGGATATTATTTTGATCTGTAGCGATTTTTAATGCATAATTTCGCTCCTCGCCTTCTCCGGTAGAATTTAGCCCTGACATTGATCTTGACCAAAATCTTGTCTCTGGGATGTCTGCTGCTGCGGATAGCCGGTTTGCGTTCCTGTCCATAATTTCGGGCAGGTTTCCAAATGAAATTTCACGTCGGTCAAAGTCGTCCTCTGAATCCATGAACACGGTTCTGTATATCGACCTGAGCATTGTAGTCTGTTCCATGCGCTGCTGTATACTCATCGTGTCAGGATCGCTACCAGAAATTGCGTCCTCAAAGTCTGTAATTTTTTGTATACCTATACTTGCTTCGTTGACAAGATGGGCGACCCCTTTTGAAACATTTGAGTCCTGAAATATCTCGGTCATAACTGGTATAATAGACGGCACACCCCAATCTTGGTCGTATGACTGCCATGAATTGTCAGTTAACGATTCAATGCCATCAAATCTAATCACCCTTGTATGATGGACTATCAGAGATCCGCCCTGTTTCATTGTAATATTATAAAATATCGGCTTCCCATAATTTTTTGATAACGGGTTTTTTTCTTTTTCAACAATATTAGCGTCAAATCTATCAACGGTGAGAATGTTTGCCATGTCTCCTGGGATTAATCTTGAAATATTCAATGGCTTATCAGGTGTTGATTCTTTCGTCAAAATAATGAAAAGACCAGTTCCATGCAACCTGCCGTTTTTCATCGACTTTGATAATTTAGATTTTATTTTAAACTCTTTTTCTACTTCCTTAATTTTTCTGACATTTTCTGTTTCCATTTCTTTGAAGTCACGCCATTTCACAAACATATCGTCAACCGGTATATCTATGAATTTGGCTGCAGCCCAAGACTCGACGTAAAGGATTTCTGAAAAGTTTTTGGACTGCAGGCGTGTCGGATAGAAAAAAGAAGTTTCATTTTTATCGATGCTTGTGCCAGCACCTGTCATAGGATTAATAAGTCCTCCACGATAGTTACCGTATGGGGATGTTATATTATCACGGTATTTTCTCTTTGGCCTTATTGATCTTTTATGTATTTTTCGAAAGCGTTTTTTCATTTAGTGGCTCTCTGATATTAATATTTTTTTAAAACTTACATCATAAACAATAAAAAAAAAAGAGTTTTTTTTAAAAAAAAATGAAAATAACTGTTGACAAGCACAGTATATTACTGTAATATATTCACATGATCGAAACAAAAACACATAACAAGGAGAAAAAAATGGAAAATTTAAAAAAAGTAACAATCAAAGCAAACGGGAAAATTGGAGAACTTATTAATAAATTTGATGGAACTTGGGATATTTTAATCGACGGTAAATGCAGTGGATCCGCTCACTATACCGATTCACAAGTAAAGAAAATAATGGAAACTAAAAAACACGAAATAACTTACGTTTGATATTGTTTCAAACGCCGGGCAAAAAAAGGAGAATTATTATGAAAAAAATTACCAAAGCCGCAAAATCAGCGAAAAAAGACGGATATAAGTACATGACAAGCGTCGTGGGGAATAAGTTTAATACCGTTTATCATCATGTTATTAAGATTGACGACGTGATAAAAAATGGATGGAGCCCAGCACCTTATCACTATAACGGATGGAAAATTGGCGTCACAACGGCGAATCTCCCTGGAATGAGCATAAACAAATCATTGGCAATATCAAAATATTGTAAATAATTCAAAACGCCCGGTTAACGCCGGGCAAAAGTGCAATTAACCTATAGAAAGGATATTAAATTGACTAATCCGAAAAGCTTTAAAAAATCAAATAAAGATAAAAAAATGAGAGCATGTAAGACTATGACCGCATCTGATGCTATTGGTAAGTTAGAAAAAAAAACAGACACGTTTATCCTTACTTATGGTCAATTCTCTTTGATTGATGCACTCATAGCGATAATCGACCAGACAGGACCGGCACACGTCACAATCAGCACATGGACAGCCGCCCATGCGCATCTTGACAGGTCAGCCGATTTGATCTCATCTGCAGATATACTCTCATTCAGGATGATAGTTGATAGGTCATTTAAAACAAGACAACCAAAATATTTCTATCATATGGCAGAACTGTTCGGGGAAAATAGCATAAGACAGATAAGAACCCATGCGAAGTTTATGACCATAACAAATG